TAGCAAGTTGAGCCGCCGTAGCAGTCGCTCCAGCAGTCAGAGCGGTCGGTGCGTCCTGCGAGAAAAGCAGGGCTTCGCCGACGTTACCGTCATTAAACTGGTATCCACCAGCGCCATTCGGAAGAGGCATGATTCAATACTCCTAAATTAGATAATGCCGTCGGTAATAGTTCTATCCGGTCGGCTCAAGAGGACTTTGTAGACCTCGCTCGCCGTCGGGGTAATCGAACTACCCGTGAAGTTGCCAAAGGTAATCGCCAGCGTATTCGCTGCGGAAACACGCGCCCCAACAATACCGAGGCCCGCTTGGGCGCTCGGCTTGTTGACGGCGACGTGATCCCCCGCCTCCAGACCGTTGACCGTGAACGTCTGCTCTGCAGAGGTGTTCGCGGACACGGCTGAAGGCGACAGCGTAATGCTGAGAAGCGCCTGCTTGGGGAGATTGCCGAGTACGTAACTCATGGCATCAACCCCAGAGCCGGACAGCCATCTGCGGACGGATCACCGAGTAGCCATACAGCACGTCGATACGGCACGGCATACGGTCGTTGTTGATGTCGTACTGACGAACAACGCGCATGGAGATACCGTTGTGGACCTGGCGCGAAGCCATGTCAACGCCCTGCGGCATGAGGAGGTCTGCCGTGGCGAAGGCAATCGCATCGCGGTGGTACACGAGGTTCTGCGGGTACTGCGTCGAGGCAGAGCCAAGGAACGTCACAGCCTTACCAGCAACCGGGAACGAATCCACCGTGGCAAGCGCATGGCTTGAGGTGTAGATCGCCGGGCTGACGTTGACCGTGTACGCACCGGCCACAGCCGTCGCATCAGCGGTTGCCACGAACTGCTGCAACGAGCCAGTGGACTCGCGGGTCTGCGGGTTCACCGCAAAGCAGTCAGCAACCGTGAACACGTCACCCTTCTTGATGGTCTGGGTGCCAGTGCCGGTAATGGCAATGCTGGTCGCGCCCTGAGTCGAAACCGTTGTGGTGACGGTGTGCGAGCCCGTGCGGGTGCCAGTCGTGAACTGCTTGATCGACTGCGACATATTCAGCTCGTTAAAGCCGAGGATGCCTTCGCCGAACATACCGTTCTTGAACTGCGACGAGATGGTGCTGACCGGGTTAAAGAGCCCCTTCATGCCCTCGATGAGCGCGGCGTTCGCAGCCGGGTTCACGGTGACATAACGCGGCGACATCACCGCAGCGGCCTCGTTCAGCTTCTGGTTAGCAGCAAGCAGAACCGAGGTCGTGGACGGCGTGGTGCCGGGGGTGCCGACCGACTGGAAGATGCCTTGGAACGAGTTGGCAACGTCCGCGTCGATGCTGGCCGCAAGCTGCGAGATACGCGGCTTGAGAACACGCTCGGCGAAGTCGTCCAACTGCATGGTCATTTCGGCAGTCGTGAAGTTCACACCGATGTGCTTCTGCGAAGCGACGGTCAGCGTGGTGAACTGCTCGTTGTCGTCCTGCACCTGGAGGGCAGCGCCATCGGTCACAAGAGCGCGGTCCGGCAAGCGGATACGCAGCGTGGTGCCGATTTTGGCGCCCTGCACGGCAAAGGAATCGTCGTACTGACGATTGACGTTACGGGTGAGTACGAGGCTGTTCTCAAGGATTTCGAGAGCCTTCCTCGTAATCATGTCAATGGTAAGAATATTATTAGCCACGAAAATTACTCCAAAATAGTGTTAACGACGGTGCTGCGCTTCCCACTGCTTGATCTGGCGACGGCGTTCGGCTTCGATCCATTCCGACGTACTCATGCTCGATATGGAGCGAGGGTCGGTGGTTTCGTAACCGCCACCGCTAGACCCTTTGGCCGTTACCGGCTTGATGGGAGGCGGAGCGTTGGTTGACTTCTTGACCGGCGGATTGTCCACAAGTTTGGCCTCAATTTTGCCGATCTCTTTGGCTTGCAGATACGGCGATAAGCGGGAAATACGATCAGCCTCGCGAGGGTTGGAACCTAAGTAGTACGCTACGTCAGGGCCAACATCCGATGCCTGTATCGTCTGTGCCATCACGGTCGTAATCGGCAGGTTCTGGTTGTACGCGACTTGCTCGAAGTCATCGTACTTTTCCCGTGCTGCCTCTTCGCGCTCGTGATAAGCACTCAAGAGTTCGTACTGTTGGCGCTCGGCTTCGCGCTTGGCAAGGAGTTCCTCGGCCTTACGGGTCGCTAGGGCTTCCGCGTAAGCATCGGGGTCTGATTCCCTGTCAGGCAACTCTGCCGGTGCGGCGGGCTTATCGACCGTCTGCGCCTTCAGTGTCTGCTCTCGTTCCCACTTGCGACGTTCCTTCGCAAGCCTCTTGCCCACTACCGCGTCCAGTTCCTCTTGGGAAAAGGTCTTGTTAGCGGGCTTTTCCTCCGGCTTTGGGGCTTCTTCAGCCTTAACTTCGGGTTCCGGGGTCGCCGTGACTTCCGGTTCCGGCGCGGCTTCTGCCGCTACAACTTCGGGGAGTTGGTTTTCGTCGCTCATATCATTCCTTACGGAGCCTGGTCAACCGGGCCAGTACGGGTAAAACTGTACTGTTGTATTAAAGAAACATCAACCCCAAGGCGTGCCCATCGGCACTGCGCTTGGCTTTTTGCCGTCCCTTTCAAGGATGGCGAGTCTGCGTTCCAATTCGATGGCTTCGCGGGCAGCGCGGCCTTCCACCGCAGCCTTGTCTACCGCCGCCCAGACCCAACCCAAAACCTGATCTTCGGTCAGGTCAGCAAAGGGGACAAAGTTGCCACTCGGCGGTGCGAGTTCCACGACATCCTTGAGGACGCCGACTTGGTAGTCCACGCGAACCACCACATCGCTGTGGCCGTCTGCCTGCGGATAGACCTGTAGGTTTGTAATCTTCCAGTTCATAAATGCCTCTTAAACAAGAGTAAACCCAACCGATGGGATACTAGGCGATGGTTCCGTTACTGGAGGGCTAACGTATTCTGTCGAGTTTTGTTGATACTCGCATTCTACCCACGCCATCTCACCGTGGTTCCAGTTCCATTGATAGCCGGGGCGATCCTCGGGCTTCGGGTCACGCACCACCCACTCGGCGTTCTCCCACCTGACTTCCTTGCCTTCCGGTGCCTCGGGCTTGGCGGGAACCTCGTACCAACCCTTGTTGTTGTCGATCTGCTCGACGGGATAGTGGCCTTTGAAACTATACAGAGTCATACGTCACCTTACAGAGTCAAAAACGCCGTAGTCGGCGGGGTGAAGTTGCTGGTGTAACGGGCGATGCCTTTGGTTACGCGCAAATCTTGCATATAGCCGGTGTAATAGGTGTTTGCTACGCCCGTTGCGGAACCAATATTTGGTTTGTGACTACTGCCAGTTAGTAGCGCAGTTGTTCCCCAATTCAATGTGGTACCAACCGCGCCGTTCAAGAACAATCGCACATCTGCGCCATATCTCGTCAATGCAACATGATTCCACGCATTTGCCGTTGCTGTTCCAAAACTACTTCCGCTTGCAAGATTCCAACTTGATCCGGTAGACGAAGAATACAAAACAATTCCATATCCACTTGCGGCCTGACCAATCAGGATTGGCGCATAATTTCCACTTGTTCCGATATAAAACAAATATGTTACAGAAGATTGCCCAACTGCCGTGGGGTACATCCAAAATTCAATCGTGAAGTCCCCGGCTCCTAAATCAGTCAGCGAGTTCCAAGGCCCGACCAAGTAATCTCCAGCTCCATCGAAATACATCGACGAGCCGCCGAACTTGGATTGCGTCGTGCTGATCTGCGCGTTGCCCACCGTCTCAAGGTCGTTCTTGGACGTAGCGTCGTAGATGCCTGCGTTGATGTAATTGCAAAGCAGCGAGGTGTTGGTGATCGCGGTAAGAGGCGCGGTCGGGGGCGTGAAGTTGCCGGTATAGACAGCCGTGCCTTTGACCACGCGAAGGCTTCCCATAAAACCTTTCATGTGTCCAGACGCGCCGGGGTACTTGCCAATCGTAAAACTGGCCGACCCTTTGTTTCCGTTGTCAGTGGCGGGCGTTCCTTCAGATACCCCGTTGACGTATAGCGTGACCGTTCCGCTAGAACGAACGACCGCGATATGCGCCCATTGATTCAGAATGTTCGTCGTTCCGGTAATCAATACCCCAAGGCTTCCGTTGTCGCAGTATTGAGG